GATAAAAATAGACGGGGGTATATGTATATAAAGCGGGAGAGAGCGCGAATACTTTTTAATGGGAAAATACGCGGGGAAACCAAGAGGGAGGGAAAAGATTACATGATAGACTTAGAGACTAAAGCTAAACTAATACCATACATACGATAGAAAGAAAGTGTAAGATGAAAACTATTGCGGGCGACGGACGTTTTTGGGATGAGGAATGTTCTCTTGAGTAACGAGCCAGTCGTCGCAAAAAGTGAGGGCTTGTTGAGAGAGAAGAGGAGGGGTGAGGGCGGGATCGGGAATGGAGAGCTCCATCTCGTTCATCTTCACGCTGATCGCAATTGGAATGTTCTGAGAGGCCGAGGGGGCACTGGCTCCGATTTCCATTTTGTTGAAAACGGCGATCACGAAGGTGCACAAAGTGCCCCGTTCGGTGGAAGCTTCGATAGCATCCAAAGCGTTGAGAGGGTGGAGGAAGGGCATCTCAAGTGTTCCTGAGGTGTTGTGGCCTGCCTTCAAAAGCACGTGGGGACCGAGGGTTTGTTCGGCTTGGCTGAGAGTGGTCGTGACCGGAGAGCTACCTTGTGTAGCTGTGATTCCGAATGGCACGAAGAACGCAACTATCTGGCCTTGCTGGAACGCATTGGACTGGATCTCCAAATAAATCTGAAAGCGAAAGCGTTTGTACACAAAGGAGTCGAAAATGTTGGTGAAAGGACCGGCGGGAATCATGCCAAAGGGAACTCGGGCAGAGTAGAGCACGGTACCAACCACTGCCGAGACGGGCCACTGAATAGCGGTGAGGTAGAACTGCCTGTTGAAGATAGCGTCAGGGCCATCATTCGACAGCGATTCAATGCGTCCACCACCAAGAGGTCGAGCGTCGACGTCTTTGACTTCATTGGAGAGCGATTGGCCACCAAGAGCGCCGGTGCGCATCATGTGGGGGACTGAGCTCAATCTGTCATAAGGAGTGTGATGTTCAAGCTTTTCGTCGTCGTCACTTGCGAAGGGATTGACGTTGAATAGCGAGATGTTTCCTGCTGGACAGCTGAGTTCAAAATCGTCATCAAGAGCAAAGAACACGTTGATGTCCATGTTATTGGCGACAGTCTCGTTGACTTGGTAGGGATTGAGGACCACTAGATAAAGGTACCCCATGCACAAATCCTGCTCCACATACACATCAGTGAGAGGGTTAGGGACGGTGAGGCGCGGGCGGTTAGAGAGGTATGGAACCCGCACTTCAAAAACATCTTGGTCGGAGTAGTTGAAAGTGGCAGCGTACTGAGATGAAAGGTTGGCGATGGTAATGCCTCCAGAGAACCGGGCGGCACGAACAACAGCCGCGAGCCTAATGCTTGCTTGCTGTGGGCCAACCATTTGGAAAATGATGCGGAATCCTCCACGCCAAAATTGATACATTGCAGCAATGTACTCGGCTGTGGTAATGCCAGTGAAGGTTTGAGAGCCTGCACCAGCCAGCCAATTAGCGAAGAGGAGGGGACATGGGGTGAGGGGGATGGGACTGGACAAAGGAGTTCCTGCGGCTGTGGCAGTAGTCACGTTGTACCGGAAAAGAAAACATGGTTTGCGGGCTATTCGAAGAAGATTCGTTTCAGGCTCGCTGGTCATGGTGGGAAGGTCTACGTCTGGAGCCTGGCCTTGGTAAATGCCAAGCATGTTGGTGAAACGCATGCCTTCAAGGGTTGCGATGTCGGGAGCGTACTTTGGGATCACGCCCCGCGTGTCAGCGCCGTCAGAAGGGGTGTTGCCGCCTTCGAGTTTGGACGCAGCTATGTTAGCTACATCGACGGCCGAGCTGGCGACACGGGTAATGTCAGCGGTAACACTAGCGGCGGTGCGAATACCCTTGGCCATCTTTCCGGCAACGGCGCCGTGGGCTTTCCGTTCATCCAATGCTGCGGTGTAGGTGAATGAGGGGATTCTCCAAAGCCAGGACAGGCGGAAGCCGTCTGCCACAGAAGCGAAGATAGTGTATCCATCAGCGGGATGGGGGACGGACCACACAATGCAACCTGGTAAAAACTGGGTCGCGCTTGCGTCTGAGGCATTGGCAGGGATGATAAACCAATTGTTGTTGGTCATCTGGTCGCCTGGAACCTGGACATTGAGAGTCGCTTGGTAGAGGTGGCCAATAGCTGACGGAAGGGTGCCAGCTAGATTGGCTGAGGAAGCGACGGAGGGAGCGAGTTCGAGGACGGCGGTGGCGGGAGTGGTTCGTGCAGAGTAAGCGCACAAGATATCCGCACCATCGCCGACGAAGAGGAGTTGGACGGGTCCATTGGCAAATCGAAACATGCCGCCAAGCCAAGCTAGAAAGCCGGCTTGTGAGAACCCACCACCAGAGTTGGCTGTGAAAATTGTGGACAAGTTCACGGCAAAGGTTGAGCTAGATGTGGAAAAGTAGAATGGAGCTTTTCGACGCATCATGTCTTCCGCCGTGGCCTGAGCAAAACCAC